TGAAAAACGCCCCTGTACAATGAAGCACAGGGGCATCTTTCAACTAATTGGAGGGCATAATCAGGGCAATCTGTCTACGTGTGAAAATACTATGTCCTTATTCTTTCGGAATATGTTCTTTACCTGTCTCACGGACAGGTCGTGTTTGGCACTCAGTTGGTCGAAGGTGAGACCATCGATGAGTCGATCATAAATCACCTGCCTGTCGCGCTTACTGAACACGAATTGCTGAATGAGATAGACTATGTCGTCACGCGACAGGTCCATCATTTCTCGGCAAACGCCTTTGCGAGTTTTGCGATGGACGTTGCGCCGATAACCACAAAGGAAGAGAGAATCAGAGACGTGACAGTGACGATTATCAACGCCTTCTGCGATCTTTCAAACCTATAGGCCGTTCCCTCATAGACGTAATAGGGAACAGTCGCCACGTCCTTCTGTTTGCATTTTGAGCAGTCCTTGTTACTCTCCATCCTTTTCTCCCTCTGCTTCAGGAAGTCCTGTTGCTATGGAAGTCAGGATAGAAAGAATTCCTGCGAGGATGGACGCGGAAACAACCACGCCCCAATTAACGTCGCTCAAAACCGCGGCCGATCCGATGGTAGCAACAGCAGTCTGCGCTACAGTCCGGATGGCCCGAATCAATGCCGCTTTCCAAAATTTACTCATGATGCTTTGCTCCTTTCTCTGAGGTCGCTCATGGATTCTTTAAGATACTGAATATCGACGCGCATAATAGCTATGTCTTCATGCGCCTCGGCGTACATCTTTGCATATCCGTTGTGCTCATCAAGCTTCTTCTCGACTGAGGTTAGCCGGTGACGGATTAACGCGAGACCGGATATGGCAGTAATGCCTGCGCCTAACAGCGTCGCGCCTGCGGTGATTAATGCTACAAGCACTGATGTCTCCATAACGTCACCCCCTATCCGACCACTGTCAAATACTTGTACGCTACCCAAGTGTTGATGTTCTTGAGCCGCGCCTGCTGTTCGCCGTTGAACGTACCCAACTCAGCGACAGTGTCGACGTATTTTCCATTGGCATATTTCGAAAGAATAGGTTTGTTTGCATACTCAGGATTTCCGCCACCGGAGACCGCGCCTTTAGCGATGGTAACCTTACTGCCGACCTTAATCGTGTCGTAAACGGGATTTATCTCTGCCTGTCCGTATGCGACAGTTCCCATCTCACCGACTTCGATTCTTGTGACTTTCATCGGAATGATATCTCCGACCTTCACGTCATCTAAGTAATCAATTCCGTAAATGCGACCGGCGCAGGTGAACTGCTCGATGCCTGAATCATGAATCTTGACTCCGTTCTGACCGGAAGTGAAGTTCGCATCAGCCCACCTTCCGTTTCCGAGAGCTACTGCGGCGTGACTGCTTGAAGCAAGGCCCATGCCGCGTGTGGCGTTCTTCGGGTTGATGTTATCCTTCTGCATCATTTCAAGGAATTCCTGATTCGTGCAATCGTGGATAGGACAATTCTTGATTGCGTTATAATCCACTCTTCTCTGTGTGGTCGCGCCGCTCAGGAGTGCTTTCACATAGCATATGCAGTCGAATGCGAACACCCCCGTTCCGATATACTTCTGATTGCCGAACTTATTGTTACTGCCGTGGATGGCAGGTAATGCATTCACCCTGTTGTACTCTTCTTGCGTGAGCGGTTGCCCAAAAAATCCATAGAGGTAGCAGGTTAAAACGCTTGCGAACGATTCAGCATTCTGTGCAAATTCAAGGTTATTCATCTCGGTGCTTCTCCCTTCTGACGAGGTATGACAGGAATAATGATATCGCAGATTGTCTCGGTCCGCAGAGTTTCGGTCCTTACGAGATGGCAGTGAAGGTCGCCATCGAAGTTAACACCGAAGTAATCATTCGGAATGATCGCGGTGTGAAGTCCGATGTCCAAAATCTCTCCGACTCCGTCCGGTTGGTCGATGTGGAGCTTGTAATGGTCCGAGTCAACAGTCGCAGGAAATTCCAATGATACCATCGTATCCCACTGATGGACCGGCTGTGTTCTGATAGTCTTTGCTGTTCCGATATCAACTTTCATGTCATTCTTCTCCTTTACTTCAATATAGCATTTCCCCCTGCTCGGTTGTAACCCAAGCAGGGGTTGGTGCTTAACTCTTCTTCTTTGCGTCCGACACCCACTTCTGCAGGTCCTGACGTGAGAACATCTGCTTGCCGTTGTTCCGCAACTGATACAGCATTCTCGCTATCCGGTCTCTCTCTGCACCGGTCGCCGCCAAGTACCGCGGTTTCCAATACTCGGTGATACCCTGCTTTGCTGTGGAATTGCTTCCTGCGGCCGCGTATCCCTTATTGATCTCGTCAATGATGGACTGCGCTTCGAAAATCTTACCTGCTTCAAGACTCCGGTTGATATCCGACGAATTGTAAATCGTTCCGCCTGCAGAGGTTGTCGAAACCCTCTTGACGTATTCTTCGTCGTTCTCTTCCGCCAAATCCTTTTCGTAGAGGTTTGCCGCTTTGCGGATTGCCGCGACTGCGACATCCTCGGTGATGTAGGATGCTGTGTACATGGCCATGATTGCGCTGACTGCCTCGTCTAAGGTTGTCGCGTCCTCAAGGAATGCCACTGCCAACTCAGCGACGTTCTCGTCCTTCTCGGCAAGGTAATCGGAAATGTATCCGTTTATCTTCTTCTCGTCGCCCTTAACAGACTTGCTGAGATCATCGTAATACTTTTCTGCCTGCTCGTAGTCTCCGTCTCTCAATTCAAGGATTACATTTCTTCCGAGCTCGGAATTTGTGTACTTGTTTCTTCTGAAAGCATCGACTCCCATCAGGTTTCCAAATACGGAATTGATAATCCGCATTCCATTCGACAACGGCTGTCCGGTCAGGTACGAGTATGCCTTTGCAAATACTTCCATGCTTCCGAATGGCGTGTGCTTTGTCGTTCCGTTGGCAATCTTCTTGATTTCGCTTACGGCCGCGCCTAAGTTCGACACGCCCTGCATTACGAGGTTGTTGTTGACGTATCCGCCCTGTACGAAGTAACTCGACAGGTCCTTCACAATCGGGATAAGGTTAAGAGGATTGAGGTTGTCACCGGCGTTCTTCATGTACTTGCTGACGTACTTCTCCCAATAGTTCTTTTCCTTATCGTCGTCTCGCATCGCGTCCACAAGAGACTGTACTGCCGCCAAAGCAAATCCGTTCAGCATAAAGGTAAGTGCCGCGTTGCCGACTGTTCTCCATGCCTTCAGGTCCTTCGGATTCTGTACGACCTTGTCAATCGCCGTAGAAAGCATTGAGAAGGTCTTCATCGGCTCGTTCATGAATGCCGTGTACGTTGCCGCTATACCATTCGCTCGCATCCACGGAGATCGTGTAAACGGAGTGTCAACTACCTGCGTGTAATTGATGATGTCGCAGAAGACATCGTCAATCGCGTCGTACCATTCCTGCGTTCCCTGCTTCAGATTCGGCTGTGTCTTATTAACCTTCAGCTTCGCCGCGTTCCAAATGATGCCCCATGTCATGTCATCGGCCAAACCTGCAGGCGACATGGTCTTCTCGGTAATCTTTTCCGCGAGCGTTGCGTCTCCGGTGATGAGCTTCTTGATGCTCGGTGACAGACCGGACGAATAGAATCCCTGATGCTTCAACCATGCGAGATTGCTGTGCTCCTGCGCTTCCTTGATGGCAGGCGGCATTCTCAGTGCTTTCAGCAGGTATTCGTCTTCGATGGCCATACGAGCTCGTACAATCGCCATAGGCTGTTGCACTACCACTCTTGCGTTCATGGCAATGGCCGCCGCTTTAACGCTTCCCATCAGTTTTCTCGCGGCCTGACTCAGAGTGTCGTCACCCTTCGTTCCGCCGTTAAGAGATGCAATCAGGCCGGTGAAGTTCTTTGCCATGTCCTTACCGAACTTTGATTCGACAAGGTCTTTGATTCGCTTTGAGTCCTCAAGACCGGTCGGTGCGTTCCACCATCTCATCGCGTCCGTGATGGCAGGTAACACTTCTGAGTAAGAGCTCATCTTGTCGACATGATCCGAGAACACGTCCAAGAAATCTTCGATGTAAATCGCGTTCCTTGCGTTCTTAACTGTCTCTTTGGTAAAGCCTAAGTTCTTTAGCTTATCCATCGACATTTCGTTCTTACGGAACTGACTGTCGCTCGCCTTCATGGACTCTTCTGCGCTCCGGATGGGCCAATAGACATCCTCGACGAATTTCACGATACCATACATCTGCATCGTTGCCTTGTTGCCCCACTGCGCCGCCACTTTCATGAAGTCTCGGAATTTGTCTGCGACTTCAATCGCGTGAGGTACGCTTCTGAGGTAATCAATGATATTGTTCAGATCGCCAAGCGTCATCTTGGAAATCTTCTGATACTTTCCTTTCCGGTCTTTAATCCGGATGCCTTCGCCGTTGAGGTAATCTTCGAGTTTGACGTCGTTCTCCTGTCGGTACTCTTCGCCTGCCTCGCGGTTGAATCGCTTCTCAAGCATCTCTTCCGTGGTATCCGAAACAATGTGCTTGAATCCCTGCTCACGCATTGAAGTGTTGTACAGGTCTATCATCTGACGGACAGTCAGTTTAATGGTCTTGCCGCTGTTGAGCTTAAACGAAATCTTTTCCTTTTCCCACTTCGGAAGGTCTTTGCGGACCGGTGCGAGTGCTTCGTCAGCGAACTTCTCTGCTTCCCGAACAAGACCAACCTTGCGGTTGTATGCCTGAGACATTGCCTTCATGATCTCGTGAGCTCCGTCGCCTACGATTCTTTCCCATGCATATCCATCGGACATACCTGAAACAAGTCTCTGTGCAGGATTGCCCATCTGATTCGTTCTGTCTTCGGTAAGGCCCTTACGCTTCGTGAGATTATCCACAGTCAGGTCCTTCAACTCGTCGATGGTCTCGTACTGAGACTGAACGAACATCCGGTTACCCTGCTTGATGATATGCTGAAGTTCGGTGAGAAGTCGGTCCAAAGTAACAAGACTCTGTACATCCAAATCATTGATGTTAACTACGTCGTTGTCGCGGATGTAGTTGGTCAACTGCGTTGCCATGTCAAGGAACTCAGGATCAAAAATGTCTGCGATATCCGTTTCGCCGTTGGCGGCCTTCTCGACGTTCTCTTTGAGATAGTCTTCATACGTGCTCTTGAATTTCTCAAAACGCTGATACAGGGATATCTGCTTCTTGGTCTGCCTTCTTCCTTCGGCCGGTGTCCACGTATCCAAACCTTCGAGCATATCCACCACCGGTTGAATCAAAGGTGCAGGAATGTGCTTCTTTTCGGTCGGATGCACAATCATGTTCATCAGGTCGTTGACCTTCTTGATGATGCTCTTCGTGCGGCCCTGAGAAACAAACCGGTCTCTGATTGCCTGTTTCTGTTCCTTCGCCTTAGCTCTGACGGAAGCAAGCTCGTTACCATACTTCTCTTCAAGTGCTGTTGCGAGCTTTTCGCGCTGTTCCTTCGCCCTGTCTTTCACAGAAGCAAGTCTGTTCTCATACTTCTCTTCAAGTGCTTGCTTCGTCTTCTGATAGGTTAACTCATTCGTCCAAGCTACATCTTCTTTGCGCTTGTTCCACTCGTTAATCAGAAGGTCTCTGATGACGCGCTGACTTCTCCGGTCGGAAAGCTCTTCGGTCTTCTTCAGAATCGCCCTGTCAAGTCGAATCATCTTCTTCATGAGGACTTCTCTTTCGGAAGGCGTCGTTCCCTTCTTATTCATCTGCTTGGAGATTTCAAGGGCCTGCTTCTCCATTTCCTTGAGCCGGTTGTACTCTCTCGCATACGCTTCGACAGACTGCTTTGCGCCGAGATTGTCAACAAGGGCCGCGTCGTTCTGCAGTGCGTTCACAAGGATTTCGGATTCGGTCTCAGCAAGATCACGATAGGAATAACGAATGTCGTCTTCATACGAATCAAATCTTTCACTCGGTCTCAGAATTTCCTCATTGTCTGTGTATGTCATCGGCTCGGCAGACTTAATCTGATTCGGATAAAGGACCACATATTCATCAGCTTCTGCCCCATAGAACTCTGCCTTACGAATGACGCTGTCATATCCGTTTTCAATCAACCACTCTCTTGCAGTTACGCCTGCGTTCATTTGACTCGTGTCAAATGGAATTTTCTTCATTGCTTCAAGGCTGTCAACAATGTAAGGATTATCCATTTTGAGGTAAACATCATACCTTACCGATCCGTATTCTCTCTCCGCTTCAGGATCGGCTGAGAAGAAGAATGCCTGAATGTCAGATGTCTTTCTTGCTTTCTCAAGGTCGAAGATGTTAAACCCGTTCTCTGTGTGATGGTACGCTTTATACTTGTACCCATACTTCTTAGCGGCAACGTCAATGATTTCCTGCATGGTGTCATCGTCGTAATCCTCGTATGCTTCCATGTAAGCGTCATCGAGCTCTGCCGTACCCATGTTCTCAAAGTCACGCTCAGAGTAACGGATATCTTCGTTCTCAGTCGGATTGGTGTTATCGACAGACTTGACCTGATTGCTGTTGAAAGCTACCGCAACAGTGGAAGGAACATTGTTGAAACCACCACTCCATCCGCCGATGTCGAGAAGGTTTTTAAAGATTACTCCATCGTATCCCTGAGCTTTTGCCTTCGCCGCAACGCCTCTTGTGTCTAATGTCTCTCCGTCGTATTGGATACCACTCCAATGTCCTGCAAGTTTGTAGTCGACGTCGACATTCTCATATTCTTTTCTGCCAATGTACCAATAATCGTCGCTACCTTTTCCGACATCGTTCCAAAAATCGTAGATTTCTTTTCTGATCTCTTTTGCATACGCTGTTGCGGTCTTGTCAGGAAAGATTCTGCCGAAGAAATCCTCAAGAGTCTCGTCACTCTTTTTTCTTACTGTAAAATAGAAATCATTCCCATCTACAGTGACGGAAAGGGCATCAGAATCGCCATCTATTATAATATCGGCCTTTCCTTTAGCTCTTGTTGATGTGTCAAGGATTAAAGGATTTTTAATGTTCAGGTAAACCTGATACCTGTTGCCAAGTGAATAGGTGTTCGCAAACGATCCCCAATCAAGGCATTGGTCGACTGCTTCCTTTTCCGTAAACACCTTGCCTTCGATTCCTCTTGCATTGTATGGATAGTCATATCCTTTGTCATTTTCTCTGTAGATAAGGTACTGACCATCTTTTGACGTGTCGATGCTGTCCAAAAACGAAATGGCCTGTTCAACATTTGTGATTCCGAATTCGTACTTCTCCTTCTTGTATTTCTCAAGCTCGGTATTAAGGAAATTCTTGATGGTGTCAATCAACTCAGGAGTCGCCTTGCCTATCCGGAGTTCACTGCCTGCATTCTTCGCGGCCGCGTTATACTGCTCTGCCGTTTTAATGTTCTTCGGCAGGTTGTATGCGTCAACGTTTCTGCCGTGGTCCTGAAGTTGTGTGTATCCGTCTGCGACAGCAGGATTATCCGTGAAGAAAAGTGCTGTCTTGTCGTCGGACTTCTGAGGATCAAAGACTGTAAAGTCAGGCGTGTTCGTTCCGTGATACATGACAAGCAGGTTTCCGTCTTCGTCTCTCGCTTTCGAGTCCTTGAAGTATTCCTGCTGTTCTGCGGAAAGCGTGTTGCCTTCGGAGTCGCGTTCGGAATAGCTCGGTGCGGCATCCTTTGTGACAATGACAGCGCACATTCCTATTCCGCTTATCTTCTTGACACTATAGCCGCTTCCAAGTGCATCCTGAAGGTATGCTACAAGTTCATCCTGCGAGAATACTTTCTGTACGGAATTCGTCTGCCATACAAATGTCTCATGACCACGGCCTTTTGCGTTACCACCCTCGGAATAATCACCCTCATCGGTTACCCATGTTCCGGTCGGTTTGCCGTTTTTCTTGTATAGTTTCTCACGTGAAGCATTTCTTGCATACTCCTTGTTGATGACATTGATGAACATCTTGCCACCATCTTTGAGCAGGTGACTCATTGCCACAACAAGCTCGTCTCTTGTATCCTGCGGAACTACATTCAGAACTGCATTGCTGATGATGAAATCAAAAGGCTCAACTTTTCCTTCGCTTATGAGGTCCTCAAGTTCGTCATAATGCTCGTACATCGGTTTATAATTGTCGCCGTGGAAAGGCTCAATGTCGGTCACGTTAAAGTGTGCATCTCTTCCGATCTTTGTTCCGAGTCCGAGTCCGCTTGATGCATCAAGAACACGAATATCTCTCCAAGACGTCGGATAGAACTTGTCGGTCTTCAGCATCTCAAAGATTTTATTATAAGTTCCCTGTGTGGACTCATTTGCAGTTCCGTGTTTCTTTTCCTTTTCACCGGCTTCGGCTTTTTCGTAAATCGGATATCCGTTCTGCTTAAACCACGCCTCAGTATGTCCTCTTCTCCATTTGTCAGAAGAAGGTTGAACAGGATCAACTTCTCTTGTGGAATAGCTTACTTGGTTTTCCCTGTCGACCGGCAGGTCATTCTCGCGGAGTGCTTCATTCCATACGCGAAGCGAGCCGCTTGGAGAGGTTATCTTCTCTAACCATCTCTTGCTCCAATCGTATGATTCCTGAACGTCAAATCCCTTGTAATCGTTTCTAACCCACTGCCACTTGTGATGCCAAATCAGATTGCCGTTGCCCTTAGCGTCCGTAACTTCGCCGGTCGCTACATTGACCTTCTTCATCTTAGCCGGATGCGGTTCTCTTGCGGTATCAAAATCAGGTGCTTGGTCAAAACGTACAACGTCCGGATTCTTTCGGTCGTACATTACGCAATTGTAATCGAAATCGTCAGGAAGCAGGGCCTGAGCTTTTTCCCAAACATCCGCAGGAATTACTTCGTCTGCGTAATTCTTGTGAACGTAAATCTGTCCGCCCATGTCCTTGCCGACTCCATACTTCGAACGCTGAATCTGTGATCCGTTCAAAGTGTACAGCGTAGGATTTTCCTGCTCGCGCGAAGACTCGTCGCCGTGATAGTACGACGCGGCGTCGGTGCGCTTCAGCTTGCTTGAGTCGCCCTTCTTGGCCGCCTGATCCGCGCTCTTCTTGTAATCCTCGCGGTCATTCGCCACTTCCGTTGCGCGCATATACTTCGGCAGGATGTCCTTCTTGATGGACTCGATTACAGCCTTCAGCTTCGCGTCATCCTTGCCCATGACATTCTCGTTGTAGGCGTTACGGGAAGCGACTTCTTCCTTCACCAACTCGTCGAAAGTCATCTGCGCTTTCTTGACGTACTTCTCGATTTCCTTCTCATCGAACATACCGGTCTGAAGCAGGTCCTGACGATACTGTGCCAACTGTGTAGAAGAAAGCGTTCCGCCTTCGTCGCCTGCGTACAGCATCTTCACGCCGCCCTGACGCGCGTTAATCGAATTGCCGTTGATGATCTCTTCACGGGAATTGTATACGTTGAAGTCTTCAAGGAGCTTGTAGTAATTCACTTCCTGTGTGAAGTCGTATCCGTAAGGACTGTTTGAAAAAGCAGGGTTGTACGTTGCGTAGACGTTTAATCCGGCCACTTTCTGCTTGTGCTCGGACCGACACCAATCAATGTACTCCTGAGCCGCTTTACGGGCATCTCCGGTGCGCTGAAGGGCCTCGTTGAAACGATAGGTGAAGTCAGGCTTAATGGTGTACTCTTTACCCTTGTAGGTGAACTTGTATCCGCCGCCGCCCTTCTTGACGTTTCCGTCCTCATCCTTCTCTTCGACATA